ATTGCACCGAAAACAATTAACATCAATGGACATGAAGTGCCTGAACCATGTAGAGAAGAACTTGAAACTGGCACTATGTATTTTTATCCATGTCCTAGTGTTCACAATCGCTATGTAAGTTATTTTTGGAATAGCCATGAATATGATTTTGAGCACCTAAAAACAGGCTTTATCCACCTAACAAAAGAAGCCGCCATCAAACACGCAGAAGCCTTGCTGGGTTTTACTAGAAAAATCGAAGCCTCTGAAGCGGACGACCTTGAGCAATCTCGGCTCGATAAAGAGCGACAAACAAAAGAGTTGGGTTTGACTGAAGAAGAAATCAAAATTTTTGATTTAAACATTGATGAAAGAGAAGAAATCATTGAAAAGGTTTGGTCAGAAATGAAAGATGCTTTGTGTCTGGATCATCGAACTTTTGGTCATCAATTGATTGAAGAAGTTTTTAAAAAAAGAGGTGAGAAATGACCCAAGAACCTGAACGTAACTTTCCTTTTGTTGAAGTATTAATTGAAGGAACAAATCAAGTCATTAGATTTTATCGTGATGGCAATTCTGATGAAGGTACATATCACATTAGCAAAGAGGCTTTGTTAGATGTGTTGTTTAACCAGTTTAAGTGGGGAACACCACAATATTGTGAGTTAAGTGATGAGAAAATAATTGATTTATGTATAAAAGAAGTTCAAGAGTTAATTGCACCTGCTGAACCTGATTATGACCCATCGCAATGGAATCAAACAATTGAAAGAGCAATTCTTAGAATCTTAAATGTAAAAGTAAAACTAAAACACTATCGTGAAATAAAGAAAGCGAGTGAGAAATGAAACTACATTTTCACAAATGGGGAAAATGGTCAGAGCCATTAAACACAGCGTATGATTATCACCATATTCAAGTTAGGTATTGCGATTCTTGTAATAAATGCCATGTAAAAAAGGTTAGAGAGCCTTGGAATATTTGGTTTAACGCATTAATCATAAAAAAGGCACAAGAGAAATGAATTGGTCAGCGATAACAATATTTTTTATGAGTGTTTTATTGCTTATTCAGTCATATTTAATGATTACCCATGCGTGTTAAAGAAAGCGAGTGAGAAATGTGTGAAGAAAAGAAACCAAAGCTGTTTGTAGCTACACCGATGTACGCTGGGATGTGTCATGGAGTCTATGCACAATCCATGCTGACAACACCGGCAACATTAAGTAACAATGATATTGATTGTGTATTTAGTTTTATGTTTAATGAGTCGCTCATCCAACGAGCTAGAAATGCGTTAAGCAATATGTTTTTAAAGACAGATTGTACGCACCTCATGTTTATCGACTCAGACATTCGTTACAATCCGGATGACATCGTACACATGGTCAACGCAGACAAGGAGGTTATTTGTGGCATCTATCCAAAGAAAGAGATTAATTGGGACAGTGTTAAAACTGCAATGGATAACGGTGTTTCTAAAGATAAGCTCAAGCATCATACTGGTAGCTTTGTTGTTAACCTTGTAGACTACGCTTCTCAAGTTACCGTACCAATGAATGAGCCGGTAGAAATATGGAATGGTGGTACTGGTTTTATGCTTATCAAAAGAGAAGTATTAGAGAAGCTGCAAGGAGTTGTTAAGTCTTACGTCAATGATGTACACGACCTTGCCGGTGAATTGAAAAGAGACCGTATCCATGAGTTCTTCCCAGTCTTTATTGAAGAAGGTACAGAACGTCTCTTATCTGAGGACTATGGCTTCTGTAAGATAGCTAGAGATAACGGTATCAAGATATGGGCAGGACCTTGGATTAACCTAGCTCACATGGGTAGCTATGTGTTTGAGGGACAACTTGTACAACAGCCTTAACGACATCCCCAGCGTCTACGGGCAGCCTTACCTCTTGGACCTTTCCAGTTTTTAGAGCGATTGCAGAATGACTTATGACGTGGTCCTGACTTTTGCGGTGCTTTTAGGTTGCTGCCTGTTGCTCGGTTATACTTCTTTCGTCCTTTGGCAGTCAAACCGCCTCCTGAAGAAACGGATAGCTTTTCTCCTCTCCCAACAGAAAGGTTCGGCTTATTTGCCATAAGACGCTCCCGGACATCCTAGTACCCAATGATTATCCAATCATACTCTCCGATATGGTTTTCACTTCAGCCACACGATTTAACCAACCTGCACCGAACGTACTAAATGCGCTTAATGATTTGTAAAATTCAGTTTTTTCAGCAGCAAAATTTTCTAACAAAGAGCGTGTATTGGCTTGATTGACAGCTTGTAATGTACCTTGTCCTATCACACCGTCAGCAGCAACACCAACAGACTCTTGTAATAATTTAGATGCTCTACCAACACCCATGTTTACAGCAGCATCAAATACAGCGTAATCAACACCACTAGGTAAGTCATCACCATGAACCTTATCCCAATAGAGTTGTTTGTATAAGTCATGTACATCTTCGTCACTAATGTTTTTTAAATCATCTTTTGTAAGATATTGATTACGTTTCCATTCTTTAAAAACCGCAAAGGTAATTCCTTTCATCGTAGCTCCTCCCGGGTCAAGAGGGTTGTCACTCCACAATCCCTCGCTCTTGAGAACGTGCGCTAATGAGGACTCGTAATTTTCTTTCATGTCGGTGTACTTTGATGTAATAGTTCATCTTTCTTTTGACTACCGGCAGATGAACCAAAGTAAAAAGATAAAATACCAGCCCAGCCGGTTGATAACGAACCTAACATAATCATTAACTCATCTGACTTAGTGGCATATCCAGTCATCAAAGCAAATAAAATACCGAAGAATCCTGCTGTAACGATGACGGACAATGTTGGTGGCAACCATGAATGAGTTGCTGTTTGCATCTCTCTTGCAGATTTACGGTCATCTACTGCAAGTTTTTCAAAATCTAAACCTAATTCTTGCGCCCTTGCTTGCAATTGAACCTCAGCTTGTTTCAGACTTGCCAACTGGTCAGCAGATAATTTACCGGACTCAATCGTTGATTGAACATCTTTTTCATCAATACCGAGAGCTTTAGATACGGCAGTAACAGCAAGTCCTGCAAGTGGACCACCCAATGCAGTAGCAATTCCGGGAGCAATTTGAGCTAACCAATCCATATCAATCCTTTAAGAGAATAATTAACATCATACAAATTAACGCAAAAATTGTCCACCATTTGAATATGTCATCATCCACGCACAATTTCTTTCTTGGTTCGTTCTTCCGTTACGGTTCGTGTTATCTTAAATTTTATCGGCTTACGTTTTAATTGTTTAATTTCCCAATCTAAAAACACAATGTAAGCAATGAGAAATAACTCAATCAAAAATACAGCAAACCAATACAACACCCAGTTCATACAAGTTTAAAATAATACAAAAGACAGGTTACTACAAAAGCAGCAAACCAACAATATAGCTGTACTCTCTGAACATCTTTTAATTTATGTCCGTAATACAGTTTATTCTCTTTACGTTCTCTTTCCACAACAGTTTTTAACTCTAATACCTTAGACCATTCCTTTTCACCATACTTGCCTTTAAAGTCTTTTTCTGCTTTATTTTCTGCTATGATAATTGCTTTTTGCGATTCATACTCTTCAATCGCTTGATATATAAGAGAATTTTCTCTTACTTCTTCTAGGAGTTTTTTCTTTTTGAGTTGTTGTAACTCTTGTTGAGCCACATCCAAGGCATCGTGTTGGATACCTTCTATTGTTTTAGTAAGCTCTTTACCAGCTTCTCTGGTGGAGTTGAGACTCTCAGATAGTCCCTTGACTCCACTCGCAATTCCGTAATCTTCCATCTGTTAACCTACGCATATAGATTAACCCCCGATAATTAGACACCTTCGCCCGGTGTGAAATAACACTCCGATGTACCTTCACCAATAAATGAAATATACATATTTGAACTAGAAAATTGATACGGTACAGTAAACACTTTAATTGTTCCCGGTACAGATACCAAACAATAAGATGGTGTACCAGCTACCGGTACAGCAGTTGTTACGTTTGCTAAATTGCTCACTGTAAAATAAACAGGTTGACCACCAGAGCCAGTAGGTTGGTGATTAGCAACACACACTTGATTACAAGGACTATCCGCAGTCACTGTAATAGTTTGTGAAGCCGTTGTTACGTTTGCTTTATAAGTTTTACCTTGAGGTTGAAAAGCAATATTATTTGCCATATTAGAACTTCACTTTCTTCTCTGGCTTGCTGGTAGGAGATAATTTAGTGGAATAAGGACCGTCATTAAAATCCCAAACAGACTGAAAACCACCTTTAGGCATTTTACCTAATTGGTATCTGTCATTCATACCGGTGTTGTCGGAAATTTTTTGTGGTCTTACTGGGTCAGCAAATTTCTGTCCCC